CAGACAAAGCTCTTCAATCCCGACAACCCCGGCACGACGTGGTACGGCGGGAACATCGAGAGCGACCGTCTGCAAAACTACCGGCCGGGCGAGCGGTACGACGAGAAAACGGACGAGCTCTCCAAATGGATCGGAAAAACGTTCAACCTTTCGCCGAAGAAGATCAACTATCTGCTGGACCAGTACTCCGGCGTGGTCGGGGATCTTCTGCTGCCGTGGTTCACGCCGTCCGCGACGGCGAGCTCCCCGGCACTGGCGCCGCTCAAGCAGGCGTTCATGCTCGACAGCACGAGCACCAACAAGACCACAGGCGAGTACTACGATCTTCTGGACGATCTCAAGTACGACGCGAACGACGGCGACATCGGAGCGGGCATCACCCGGAAATACGTTTCTCATGCCGGCGACGAGGTGAACGACTACTACCAGCAGATCCGCGCGATACAGAGCGACGAGAACCTGACCAAGGCCGAAAAGAACCGGCTTGTCCGGGCGCTGAAAGCGCAGCTCATCGAGCGGCAGAAGGAGATCATCGCGCAGGCTGAGCCGTACCGCGAGGCGGTGAGCGACTATCTCAAGGCACACCCGGAGCTCTCGACAGACAACGACGCGGCCATCGCCGAGTACGCCGAGCTGTACGGCATCACCGAGGACCAGGCGGAGAGCCGCATGGACGCCATCGTTTACCGCGAAGCAAACCGCGAGGTACTCGGCGCGGAGTATGCGCTGCGCACCTACAACGCGGACGTTTACGACAAGGCCCGCGCCGCGTATGCCAAGGGCGTTTCCTACGAGACGTACTACGACTACTACTTTGCCACAAAGGAGATGCACGCCGACAAGGACGAGAACGGCAAGAGCATTTCCGGATCGAAGAAGGCAAAAGTTGTGGAGTACATCAACAGCCTGGACATTCCGCCGGAGCAGAAGGACGCTCTTTACGTTGCGGCCGGATACGCAGCGAAGAGCGCGAGGAATCAGAAGTGGAACGGAGGTTCGGGCGGCTCTGGAGGCCGGCGCGGGAGAGGAAAGAGGACGGCGCTCAAGGCCCCGACGCCGAAAGCGCCGGAGATCATCATCCCGAGGCCCGGCACGGCATCCTCCGCGAAGGCGGGCGGAACGTCCAAAACGCCGAAGGTGAGCGGGAACGTGATCGCGGACTTCACAAAGACGGCGAGCGGGACGGACATTCAGAAAGCCGTGACGCAGGCAAAGAGGAAGGCGCTCAAGGCAGGAAACCGGACGGTATACGTCGAGGAGGGCAGCCCTATCGACTACTTCCTCAAGTATGGAAAGTTGCCGAGCTTGAAGTAAAAAAAGGCTCCCCGAAAGGGGAGCCGGACAAAGCGCAGAAAACGCGCCTTGTGACGCTTGCAGCGTGTGACACGCTCAGGCCGTCCGGCTCATCCGGGAGCACGGCGAGGAGCAGAACGAGGCGATGCGCGCCGTATGGGAATATGAGCACGAGAAGCTCATGGAGCGGGACGCGGAGATCCGCGTGAAGCTCGGACTCTATGACGGGAGATAAAGCAACCCGTACAGTACGGTGAGCTGTTGGAAATTTGTTGGTAACTGACACGGAATACGGCAAAACAGAAAGAAACGGGAACGCCGAAAAGCGTTGAAAAATCAGGGTTATTTCGCGTGGTATTGTGTAAAACTTTCTGCCGAATAAAATTCACACGCATGAGGTCGATGGTTCGAGCCCATTCGTCTCCACCAAAAAAAGCCTGTAATCTCAAGGATTACGGGTTTTTTTATTTTCGGCTTTTTCGCTTTTGTTGGGAATCTGTTGGAAACTAACTGCCTTGTTCACTGCCGCGGAGAGCGTTTCGGGGGAGAATTTGGTATAGTATTTTAAGGTCGTATCATAATCGGCGTGTCCAACGACGGTTTGCAGGATCTCTGGGCGTGTTCCAGCTTCGACGTTTGCAGAGATAAAAGTTTTTCTTGACGTGTGCGGTACTTTACGCTCAATACCGAGGGATTCGAGAAGGGGATAATAGTCTCTCTTGCGGAAGTTGCTCACATCGTGAGCGCCGGAATACCCATCGATCAAGCGCGTGCCGCCGGCATCGAGCGCACGCTGCCGGATGCGTGTGTAGCGCGGAAGGATTATGTCAGGGATCGGAATGCTGCGATCACGACCGGCATCGGATTTACTGCCCCACAGGATCCATTTGTCGTAACAACATTCCAGCGGGACAGTGAACAATTCGTTGATGCGAGCTCCGGTATACATGAGAAGAAGAATAATGTCCGCCGTATCGCTCTGCGAGGCGGCGAGCTTTGCCAGCTCTTCCGGCGTAAATGTAACGACGGGCTTTTTCTTTTCCGCCGGAAGAACGATAAACTGCGCGTAGTTCACTTGGAGAATTTCCTCTCGGATCCCCCATTTGGAAATCTGGCTCGCAAGCTGTTTCACCTTGTCGCAGGTGCTTCGGCTCTTCCCTCGCATTTCGTCGATGGCGCGCTGCCAATCTTCGGAACGAATTTCTCGAAGTTTTGTGTTGTACAGCGGTGCAAGGTGCTTCCAGGCCGAACAATATCCTTCCTGCCCTTTTTCACCGAGGGTGCGAAACTTTTCGGATTGCCAGAGATCGTGCGCTTCCGCGAGAGTATAATTATATCTCTCTGTCAGAGGAGTACGCACGAGCAGGGACAGAGCTTCGTCTGCCTCTTTCGCAGTCGCATAGTACCCGACGGTCTGACCGTCCTTCTGTGCCACCCATGGGCGGGATCTCTTCCCTTGCAGTTTCCATACAGAACCGAAGCCGTCGGCGCGTTTGCGCCGGCGTTTTTTTGTTTTTGACTGCTTCTTTCCGCACCAGTTGCAGTACAGCGAGTTTTCCGGGATCTCGCGGGAGCAGTTGCAGCACTTCATTCATTTTCTCCTTTGCGCTGCCGGTGGCGGCGGTATACACGGATGATGACGAGGACGACCATAAGCGCGGCGATCGCAATACAGAGCATCGAGAACACCGCGACGAAGTTCCACTCGCCGCGGAAGAAGCCGATATCCGCGCACCGAAGATCCAGCGTAACACACCAGATGACAACGACAAAGCAGAACACGCCGAGCATCAGAATGACGGTGCGGAGATATTCGATATCCCGGACGGCGGATTCATACCGCGACTTCCAGTGGGAGGCGTCCTGCCGGGCAAGCTCCGTTTCCGAACGGCCGCTCGGGGAGAGGATGCCGAAGGTTTCATCGAGCGAGACGTGCAGCTCCCGGGAGATGCGCACGACCGTATCAATGCTGGGGTTCGTGGATTTCGGGGAAAAGGCGTACTCCACGGTGCTCGGCGACAGATCGGCGGCTTCGGCAATGTCCGGGAAGGTGCGTGTGCCCTTGGCCTCCCGCCAGCGGTTTTTCAGCACGTCCATTTCGTTCATGTTCTCCGTCCTTTCGTTATTTTCGGGGTGAACCGGGATATATTCGTGTCGAAAAAGCTGAACTCCGGCTCGCCCACAAAGCGTTCGGTTTCGGATCTTGCGCCGGTCTGTTACAATGCAGTCACAGCAGGGCGAGCGGGAAGCCCTGCGGCAAACGTCCGGGGCGGGTCTGTGGCACGGCTACCCCGGGCGTTCGCCAACACTATAACACTATCCGCGGCAGAACGGCACGGAAAATATACAAGTTTGTCGGAATATACAAGAGAATAACCAGAAATGCAACAAAATGACAAGGGGGAAAGAAATGGAAGAGACGAAGATCAGAGAGATCGTGCGGATGCTGCGGAGGATGGACATAGGGCAGCTGCGGAGAGTGTACTTCTTCGTGCTGGGGATGATGTAGCGAGGGGAGGAGCAGAGCCCCTCCCCTACAAGACCATCTTCGTGAGGTAACGAAAAAGGTAAAGAGAGAACCCGTCGGAAATTCCGACGGGTTCCTTCTGTCAGTCAAACAAATCGCTGTGTGTGCCGGTACGGGTGAGGCAGAGCGTCAGCTCGCCATGGGATATCTCGTAGATCAGCAGCCAGTCCGGCGTGATGTGGCACTCGCGGCAGCCGATATAGTCGCCGGAGAGCGCGTGGTCGCGGTTCTTTTCCGGGAGCGGCTTTTCCTCGGCGAGAAGCTGCACAACGTTTTCCAACAGGCGCACGTCATAGCCGCGGCGGACGATGCGCTTATAGTCCCGGCGGAAGGCTGCCTGAAACTTAATCGTCAGCATTGAGCGCCTCCATCAGATCCGCGACGGAATGGAACGGGCCGCTCAAGCCGATGCCGGCCTCGGCGTCCTCGATCGCCTTTCTCGTTTCGGCGTTCGGGATCTCCGCGCCGATCTCAAAGGGGATGCGGTATTCGCGGACGGCCTTTTTCGCAAAGACGGTGACGGCGGCGGTGACGGAAAGCCCCATATCGGCACAGAACGCCTCGAACTGCTTCTTGAGCTCGCTGTCCATACGGATATTCATAACCGTGGTTGCCATACTATCAGCTCCTTTCAATATTTGTATATACATTGTATTACATAATATACACGTTGTCAACATAAAAAAGAGAACGGAGGTTAATCTCCGTTCTCTTTTTCTTTTTGCAGGGCGTTGTAGGACTCGTAGACATTGCAGACGAACTCAAGCGCGGCGCGGATGGCTGGTTCGGGTGTCTTGCGCAGGGCGTCGATGAACGCGAGCACCTCGGGCGAGGCGCTCTCTTTGGACAGGCCGCCGAAGAAGCGGGCGCGATCCTCATCCTCGGTGAGCTGCTCGAGCATCTCGCCGGTGCCATCGCGGAGCCAGGCTTCCCGCACATTGAATACGCGGCAGATCAGCGAGATCACCGCATCGGATGGGGCGGAAACATCAACTTCATATTTTCCGATAATTCCGCGCTGGATGCCGAGACGGTCGGCGAATTTCTGCTGCGTGAGGTCAAGAGAATTGCGCAGCTCTTTGATACGACTGCCAACGGACATAGGCAGCACCTCCTTTCGAGGACACTTTAACAGCCTTAGAACAGAAAGTCAAGAAAAAATGTTCCAATAGAGCAAAAAGGGGCTTGACAAATGCACTAATAGAGCATATGATTGCACCATAAGAGCGGAACGGTGCTCCGAAAAGAGCAAAGCGATGTGCGACGGCTACTCTTCGGGCTGAAATGTTTCGGCCCACCACCAATGCCAAATTGTCCAGGCGAGCGAAGCTGCACAGAGAACAGCAAAGAGCACCCATCGGGCGGGCGTGGCTTTCCCGTGAGAAACGTAGAAAGTGGCTCCGGCTACGCTGCACACGAAGAACAGGACACGGTAGACGCGGGCGACCGGGAGACGGATGAAGTGCTTGCCGTTGAGAATTTCAAAGAGGCACAGCACAGGAAGAAACCAAGCGATTTCAACGAGAAGGTTCACCAGATATTCATTGTTCAACGGGCCGTCGAAGAAAGAACGTGGGAGAACGTCGTCGATGAGCCAGTACGCGATCTCGTCAGTTATTGTGACAAGACCTATAAGCCACATGGCGAGCGGGACAAGGCCGATGAGGAAGAAGAGCGTGAAGTGATCGTTTTTCTCTGGTTTGTTCATGATATCAAATCCTTATGTTGGGAGGTGAGTGGGGTGAGAAAAGACAAGCTCAATCCGAAGGCAGCAAATCTGATAGCGGAAGCTCTGGATGCCGATGAGCGTACTGAACGCTTTCTTCGACAGATGATTCCGAGTATAGGTCTGCAAGAGAAAGTTGCGGATGAAGATTACGAAGCACCTCAAGAACCTTGAAGTTGACGAGAGCCTCGTCGGAAATGTCCCAGATGAGATGACAAAGCTCCTCGGCGAGGACGGTGTACAGAAAATCCGTACCGATAAGCGGAGCGAGGTTCGGGAGCGGGTAAATCGCCAGGCGAAAGCATATAGCGCGTTCCGGACTGTCAAGCGAAATTGTAAACGACTCTTCGCCGAGAAAAAAGCAATGAACCGGCAAACTTCCGATGATCCGGTTCTCTTTTTCCAACTGATCGGCAACGGCGCGGAAAACATCGTATAGAGCGCAGCTTATCACATCCGGGAGCGGAGCAGTTGTGCGAAGAATGATCTTGTCTGCAATGCGAGGATCTACGACGGGGCCAGAAGATGCGACAGAACCGATGAGCTGAGACATAAAACATACCTCCTTTTCTGAATATTTCACTATATCAGAAAAGGAGGGGAAAAGACAAGAGATAGGAGGCAATGCAAATGGGCGATGGAAATTCGGCGATGACGGTTTCACCGTGGCCGGTTCAGAACCCGGAGATAGAGAAGCTGAAGCGGCGCACGGACGAGCTGGAGAGACGCGCGGCGGCGCTGGAGAAGGAGATCGTCCTTCTCGTCTGGGCAATAGCGGCAGCGGCCGCGGCGGTGGCAGCGGTGCTGCTGGTGTGCATGTAAGGAGGTGAGGACATGAGCGAGGAAATCAAAGTGATGATCGAGGACGCCGTGCGGAAGCTGGAGACGCTGCCGCCGATGCAGCAGAGTCTGTGCGTCGGGTTCGTGCTCGGCGCGGGTGCGACCGAGAACACCAAGAAGGACGAGAAGGAGGCGGGGTAAATGGAACCGACGATGACGCTGGTCGAGCTGGCGGCGGAGTTTCGGGCGCATGGGATCTCAACGTCTCTGGTGACTCTGGGAGACGGGATCGAGCAGGGAGTTTATCCATTTGCGATTTGCATCAAAGGAAAACAGCGGACGTTCCAGATCTCGCGTTACCGTGCGGCGGAGTGGCTCCGCTGGTTTACAGGGGAGGGCGACAATCCCTCAGTCTCGCCTACGGCGAGCCAGCTCCCTTTGCACAAGGGAGCCTGAACCCCTCCGTCAG